GTTTAATAAACCTCTATTTTTCCAAATCTAATAATGAACTCTCTAAAAGCATCTGTAGATTCTTGAGCCTTGTCGGCTTCTTCTTTAGTTGCTTTCTTAGAAATTTCTAACGGATAAGCGCCACCATTAGTATTAATGCGGGCGTTTACAAAGCGAGAGTGCTTGCAACTACTTCGTCCGTTAAACCCTGGGCAAGAGCAGATTAAATCCCCATCTAACGTGCTGCTAACTTCGTATATTGCAGGGCTTGGACTCATAGACTGGCTCAAGAAAACTTGTATAAGTTTTGTCTCTTGGGCTTGCATATTCTTCTTCCTCATTTCCGTAAATCCCCTTTTGGAGATTTTAGTGCAATAGGTACGAAAGCTTCTCGGGCAAAGCTCTCTGTAGCGGGGCCATAAACGGCTCCCCAGGCCTCTAAAGGTATGTTTGAGGTAACAATAGTCGGTAAGCCGTTATTAAACCGAGTTCTAAGGACGTGGTGAAGCATTGTTTTTTGCCAACCAGACCCAGACATATGTTCCTTGCCTACGTCATCAATAACCAACACTCGGATGTTGTATGCGTCATCCACGGACTCCCCAAGGATTCCAGCAAATAAAGACTGCTCTTCATCTGTGGGGTCTTCCATAAGAGCCCCCCTCAAATCAAGTAAGGCGCTAAAAGTTAAAAAGTAGCAAGGTCGAACAAGTGTCTTGTTTGCTTCAGGGGAGAAGGCTTCGTAAGGAAATCGACGAAGGATGTCCTGCAAAATTACCAAAGCCAAAGTTGTCTTGCCGTGCCCTGGCTCTCCGTAAAGCATAAGACCCTGACCGCAGCTTGTCTGACCTTTAGATTTAATTACCTTGCCAGATTCAACTGTAGAAACCCACTCTTTAATTATCTCAACATCAGATGAGATAACGCCAGTGCAGTCTTTAAACTCCCAACCCTGACGGTTGTAGGGAATTGCTGCAATCTTCACCCATGAACGGCGTCGAAGTTTTAACTCGTCTACGTTAAACATTTCCCCTCAATCTAGCAAGCGCCTTTTCTTTAAGACGAAGCTCTTCATCGCTTTCTTCTGTGGAAATCATAGAACTCTTTGCCTGCAAAACGTAACTTGGAAATCTAGTAACAAACAACTTCCAAAGATGTTCTGCGTCATCGTACTTTTCAAAATCAATACTACCAAAAAACAAATCTAAGATAGCAAGTTCTACAGCGCCATTAGTATCGTGCTTTTTTCTAAGGGACGCAAGAGCTGGGATAAAACGGCTGTTAGTAACCGACCACGGCTTAATGCTCCAAACGCGGTAAATGCGGTCAGCAAACTCGTAACCAACATCTGTGCACGTCCACTTGTCGGCCGAAACGGAATGACGGCTTAAACGCTTTTTATGGTTCTTGGCTTTAGCCTCCTCGTACTCAGCCTTCTTAGAGTCCTGAGTCTTCTGACGAGCCTTAAGAACTTCATCGTCGTCAATCGACGATTGCTTTTCAAAAAATTCATAGCCCATGCTATCCACCTCAATGTTAATCGTTTGGAACTCTTCCACCGACTCCGTCGGTGTATCTGGTTTACTTATAAGCGAATTAGCAAATACAGAGTTATTGCTATTCTGCACTACAAGGGGTAACAATAGTTCGGCTGTCAGACGGTCTGAACCTAAGACAGTCAGATAGTTCTTCTTAACAATACTAGCCCCAATTTTCTGGGTCTTCAGCTCAATGTAGCCGAGCTCTCGCAACTCTTTTAGTGCCTTGAGTGCGGAATGTCGCCCAATTTGCCAATGACCCATTACTGACTCGGCAGATATGTTTAGTCCAGCGTTAGCCTTTACAAGTATGGCTAAAGCAAGTGGCGACAAAGGAATCAATTACTTGTTCTGTTCCATGTCTTCGGTTAACGCGTTTAACTTTTTAGCTAAACGTTCAACAATTAAATTAACAAAACTGTCAATAGCAGCGTAGATGTCGTCTACCGCATCCTCGTACTCTTCTTCCTCTTCAATCTCTTCAACCTCTTCGTCTTCTGGCTCTTCGTAATCTTCTTCTTCTTCTTCTTCTTCTTCTACAACTGGTGTCTTTTCCGTAGAGGCCTCACTAGCAGGCATTACAGGTGTAGAGGAGCGCTTAATCTCATCGGCAGGAGTTATCTTAGACAACCCATCGCAAAGGTCGTAAGACGCCAAGCCGTAGGTTTTACAGACAGCAAGGGCGTCTGCACAATCAGGGTCCTCGTCACTCCAGAGGATAAAAACCTCTGACTCTTTGAATGCCTTAATAGATTCATCTATAGGTTTAACGGTTTCGACCATAGTTGCGTGAGAGATGCTGTCTAAAAAAGCACCAGAGTTTGCGTAAACAATTACTTCAATCTTTTGTTGTTTAGCTTGCTGCGCAGCCCATACCTGTCCTTGGTTTTGAGGTAAAGGAAAGAACTAGGGCTTTTGGGTCGCCGTTTGCGTAGTAATGGTCGGACATCAGGGCTTCAACATTTGCTCTGCTCGTCGCGCCACTACCTGCCAGTAATACTGTGTAATCTGCCATGTGGACTCCTTAGGACGGTGGAGTCGCAGACTATACCTGAAGTTCTACTCTGGTCTAGTTGGGCGCGTTATTGCAGGTTTAAATGTAGTTAGGCGGTCTGCGGCAACTGTAACAAAAAGAGACAAAAAAGCAGAAGATATTGTTAATGCAACAAAAAGACCTATTTCGGACACCCCCAATAAAGCAAGGCCCGCAGCCGAAAATATTAAAGAGGCTAAAGCTTTAAACATCTTTAACTCTACTACCTGGTCAATTACGGCCAAAAAAAACGCAGAGAAACAAGCGGCAATTATAAATTCAAACATGCTTATATCCTACTACGGTTTTGCAAATAGCAGTTGGAACTGACTTCCTAAGGTTAAATAGTTAGGTAGGTCGCTTATTAGACGGCCTTGAATAGTCCCACGGTTTTTATAGTAATGGCTTCTAGCGGCGTCGGCGTTAATATCCCCGCCTTCCCAAAGTAGGTTTGTTAAAGAGGTAACCCCAGTATCCCCATCAAAGTAAGAGTTGACGTAGGCACTTGCCTCAAACAAGGCTTCATCTAAGACTAGGTACAAGCTTGTACTTGTTGTTGGGTACTTAATTCTGACAATTGCGTAGGTTGCATTTGAGGGACTTGTAGCAGTAACACTTGGTCGAACAAAGCTAGTCAAATTTCCAGTTGTAAGTGGAGTACCAAGTTGTTCTGACCCTATTAGCCCTCCAGCGTTGTACCATGAAATAGACGCTGTAAGAGCGTTTGCTGCAGAAGGAGTTGCGTTAAAGTATTTTGCGTAAACACTAAAGGTATATGTTGTGTTTGGAAGAACAGTTGTAACGTTTTCTGAGTTTATAACTACATCTCCAGAAGCTGTTGGTTTTGCAACTAAGGTTTCACCAGACAACGCTGTAGGTGCTGGGCTAAGGGAGGACCCTAATACCAAAGTTCCGTTAGTTATTCCCCATTGTGTGTTTGTAGTAAAGTTAGGGTTTTTAAGCTCATTAATTCTAGAGGCTTTAAAGGTAATTTTAATCAAACGAGAGTCTTCAAACGTTGTAACTGCATTAGAGTTTTCAAACATAGCCGCGTCAAAATAAAAAATTTGACCACTTGTTGCGCTAGCAATATTTATGCAAGGAGTAGCAAATGCGGTGTTAACCGGAGCAACAGCACTTACTGTTAGTTGACCCGCTGTTCCATTTGCCATACCAGCTACTGGTAAAGAGACCCCTGTTCCAGCAGAACTTGTAGACAAATAATTTCCAGCTAAATCGTGCCATTTAATTGTCAGAGTAGCCGTTCTTGCAGTTGCAGCAGACACGCCAAAAATACTAAAGGTGTAGTTGCCACCAGCAACTCCAATTGATGCAGGAATACCGTCAGGTGGAGGTGTGGCTGTAACTCCTTGAGAAGAGCCTGCAGCGGTACTTGCAACTTTAAACTCATAACCAGTTGATGAGTAAACTGTGGCATTCGATAGGTTAAACGCTGATGTGGAGAGGCCAGTAACTGTTACCTTATCTCCGTTTACAAAATTGTTTCCGGTTGTGTAATACGTTACATAAGTACCGTCTCTAGACACACCAATAATGTTTGCAGATTTTACTGGTATTCCGTTTGTTGCTTTAGGGGATGGGTAATACCCACAATCTAACGTAATAGTGCCTGTAGTTGTTGTAGTTACTTTTAACAAGTACCCTTGTAAATTAGGAAAGGTAGCTGGCAAATTGGCGTTTCCATTGTAAGCAATAAGAGTTCCAGACCCACCAGGAGCTGCTATTACTCCAGACTGTTGTTGAGTTAATGTTGCGGTGCTAGAAACCCAGGCTCCTACGCTTTGTTCAAACGAAGAGTCGTTTATGTCTAACATTAAGTTCTTTCCAAGCACAACGTCAAAGTCCCAACCTGTGTAAGCTTTTAGATAGGTTATTAGACCAGAGTAAGACCCTTTATTTTTATAAATTTTTATGGCGTTTCTTAGTAGGACTCTAGATTGCTGTAGTCCAATTTCAGGTTCAAATTTTAAACCAAACTGCTGCATCATAGGTGCAATGTATCGACCATCAACGTAAGTTGTATCTCCTGAGTACATTAGGTTTGTCGCAAGAGTTTTTTCTAGGTCGTATTCAAAAGCAAAAATACTTAAAAGACTTCTTAGGTCTTCGTTTTCTCTACTATTTGTATAGTCGTAAATAGTTGTACCGCTAGCAGGGTTTGAAATGACTAAGTCTGTATTACGGTAAACAATAGGGAGGTAACTCCACATTCTGTCAAGTGTGTTAAAGTCTTTTACTGAAACTCCATAAGCATTTCCGGCTCTAAGCCAGTCAGTCACATTTGCGGGCAAAAGAAAAATAGAATAGTAGTAGGTTCTGCCTTGTTCTAAATTAGAATCTTCAAAATACTCTTCAAAACTTACGTTGTCTTTTTCAATAAGAACAGTGCCGTCGTCAGGGTCTACTGGAAACCCGTATTTATTTCTTACTAATCTAAACTTAGTCCAAGCACCCGTTGGAGTATTCCATATTACGTTAATAGTCCCATATGCTTTTGGTACAGTGTAAAACGGGGCAGCACTAAACTGCACAAGAGCGGCGTTACCGTAACGTACCCCTGTACCGTAAAAATCAATGCCGTAACGACCCATTTTAAATTACCATTTCTCTAACGGACAGGCGGCGTGCTTTAACGTTGTTTTTATGTTCATAAAACAGCCACACTCTTTACATTGGTTAGTTAATTTAATTAACTGTGGACACGCTTTACAGATGTCCAAACGTTTAGTAGAAACCTCTTTGTCAACATACTCTGTATTTGGGTTCAGTAAGTCCCAAGGGCGTGTGTCACCAAGTTTAGCCTTATATTCATCCCATTTACTCATTAATCCATCTCCCCAGGGATAACAAAATCTCCATCAACGTATAGCCATCCCTCTCCAAGTATTTGATAATGTTTATGGATAGCGGGGTCAATTTTAATAATAAGAGGCTCTGACAATAAAACCGCGTAAAGCATCTCATTGCAAGTTAGCTCAGTAGTTTTATTGTCTTTTGAGGTAATTTTTATGCAAAATGACCCGTCTGTTGTAGCAACCTCTTTAAAAGAAGTTGCAGTTAACAACGTTTCAGAGAAAAAAGAGTCAAAAATTAAACTTTTTACAACTTCTCCGTCTATAACACAGACAAGCCAATCTGAGGTAAGCCCGTTTGGGACACGTTGTGCTTTTACTCCTGGCATTTTCCAGTCAATATCGGCGTAATTTAATTTCATATATTTATCCTAACACGCCGGTGGACAACAGCTAGTTCTGACACCAGATGGGTCAGAGTTAGCGGCGCACTGCCCAATGCTGTAGCACTGCCAGTAGTTAACACTATTATAGTTATTGACGTCGTAGTCAGTACATTGATACTTTAATCCCGCGCTACAACAGCTCAGGTTTCCAGTACAAGTAGCGGTTGCCGCAGTAGATTGGCAAGCTGGGTATGTTTCAGTGTTGTTATATGAACAAGCAATATTGTAGCCAGAGCCTGATTGTGTTTGGCTGCTAGTACTTCCTCCGTTATAGCTACAATTTCCAGTACCACCACACTGCACACTTGTGGTGCAATAATATCTATAGGGAGCAGCTACAGGAGCAGGTTCCGCAGAAGCGCTTCCCGTTGTTCCAGAACCTGCGGTGTTACTTGCATAAACTGTTATTGTTGATGCTCCCGCATTACTTGCTGAAGTACCTGACGTGGAGGTGTACGACAACCCGTTA